TGCGCGATGCGCTGCGCCGTCTCGGCCTCCTGTCCGGTTTCCTTAGCCTTCGCCACGTCGAGCAAGGCCGCCGACTGCAGCTTCACCACCTCGGCCTTCAGTTTCTCAAGCTCCTGCATGACCGTCTCGGCCTGGGCCAGCTTCATCTGCTCGGCCATCGGGTCGGGCGGCGGCGCTGCGGCCGCCTCCAGCCGGCGGACGGTGTCACTCGGGATCGAGGACGAGCGCATCATCTCCAGCAGGTACGCCGTCTTGAAGGAGACCGGGATCTCTGGCTGCTGCAGCAACGGAGCGTAGGCGACCAACGTGCGGTGGACCTCGGCCTTCTTGTTCGGGCTGTTTGGGACCTCGTCGACCTCGACCTCGTAGGCCGCCTCCTCAGCCGTGAACGGCACGAACTGAGATTGGCCAGACGGGTCGACCGTCTTGATCAGCCGGCCTTCATCGATGTAGGCCACCATGAACTTGAGCAGCAGATGCCCGTGCCGGTGGAGATAGTCTCTGTGAGCCGCGAAGGCCCAGGCGACGACGGCCATGGCCGCGGTCTTGCGGCTCTCCTCGACAACGCCGGACTGGTCGTTCATCTGCTGAGCGATCTGCTCAAGCGGGATGCCAAGCACCTCCCGCACTGCAGACGTCGAGAAGTCGAGGATCTTGTCGGCAGACGGCGGCAGCTTGTTCTCGGGCTTCGGCGAGATCTTGCCACCAGACACGGCCCCTGGCCGGGTGATGGTCATCCTCGCCGGATTGACCCAATCGCGCTGCGCCTCTTCTAGATCGTCGAAAGCGTCGGCCTCGGCGTAAACGCCCTTTCCGCTCACCATGACGTTCCAGATGAACAGGCTCAGGAACTTGTTCGCCCACCGCTGCGGGTCCTTGGCGTCTCGGATGAGCCCGTACCATAGCCCCGTCTCTTGGTCGCGGATGCCGGTCGCGAACTCGTAGGTGAACGCGTTCACCCCGATCTTCTGGACCCGTAGGATCGTGTCCCCGTGACAGAACGCCTCCCAATAGACCCGCCGGCGCCGAGACTGCCTGTCCTCATCCGCCGCGAACGCGAAGTCGATGCCCTCCTGCATCGCCCGCAGATCCCTGGCCGCAACGCCGCGTCGGGCAACGCCTTCCTCGCTAGACTCGTCAGGGACCAAGACCCAATAAAAGCTCTCCGTCTCGTACCACTGCCAGTGGTAGATCTCGAAGCCATCATCGGACTTGATGCCGGGACGGTCGTTGGTGTCTGCCCTCCCGCCGTGTGCAATCTCCTCCTTGGAAGGAACCTTGCCGAACTCATCGACAACCTCCTCCTCGGAGAGCCTCGTCTTGTAGAAGTGCCAGCGCCTGTCAGTCAGGCCACTCCTGGTTGCCCTGGTGTCCCAACCGACGCAGAACGGATCAACGCGCCGCCCGACGATTTCGGTCTGACCAGAGATCTCCGTTTCGGTAATGAGCTGTGAACAGCCGAGGCCGATGCAGAGCAGGTCGTGGAACATGTCCCGCTCTTCCGCCGCGGCATTCCAGATCGGCTGCGAGCGGAAGTACTGCGCCCCGGCGCTCAGCACCTCGTCCTTGGCCACCCCGCCCTTGGGCTGCGCGGACACCCTGCGGACGTAGCCGATCTCCATCTGGTTATGCACCATCGCGCCGTAGGTGGCGCGGACGATGGGCGCGGTCCGATTGAACGTTGCCATGGGGCGCTTGGATCCAGGGGCGCCCGGGCGGCCCTCCATGGCCTTCTTGTCCGCCTCCAGCCACTGATGGCCGTGGTAGAAGGCCATGTCCTCCTTGGCCTGGGGATGCCATTCGCCGAGATAGTCCTCGGCCTCACTGCGCCACTTTGGCAGCCTCGCCCGCAGCGCCGGCAGGTCGTGGTATCCGTCCTCGTTCTTGGTTCTCATTGCGACATCCAGGTTGTCCCGTCATTCACGGGCTCACGACGTTTCATGCTGAGGCCTGGCAGGACGCCTCGCAGGTATTCCTTGTTCCGCTCTCTCCACTTGGCACAAAGGCTGAGCAAAACCGCGTCGGCAATGTCAGTCGAGCGGCCAATGCGCTCCCTGATGTCCTTCTTGCTCTCGATGATGTACGCAGAGCCGTACGCGGTATTCTTGTCCTCCGGGATGAAGCGGATCGGGGCAGCCAGTTCCTCGACGAGGTCATCGTCGTCTGGGATGGCGCAGTTCTGCTCCTCGAACCATTCACGCCCGAGGCCCCACATCTCGGCCCGCTTGTTGCGGTATCGCAGCTTCTCAACCGAGTTCTCGGATGACATCCAGGCCACGATAGGCAGGCCATCGTGCCGGAGAACGTCGGCAATCGGCAGCCCCATCCCCACAGCATCAACGACGATGGCTGCCGGCTTCTGCTTGTCAGGCGTACCCCAAAACTCTTTGCGGATACGCTCGAGGGCCACGGCCTGATCTCGCTCACGCCACCAATCTATGCTCTCGATAATGTTTGCGTGGCGTTTGACCAGCACGCTGCGATCTCCGCCCGCGGCGGGGTCGAACCCCCAGATGCGGTGGTAGCCCTCCAGCGGCTCCGCCTTGCGAGCTACCGCGTCTCGGATGAGCCAGAGCGGGATGGCAGCGTCCTGCTGCTCGGTCGGGAACTCACCAAGGACGTAGGCGCTCCACTGCCA